CGCACGGTGGTGTAATATCAGATAAAGTAGGTACATATATTTCGGAAAGTACAGGTCAATTATTAAAATTACAATCGTTTAATAGATACGTAACTACTAATAAACTTATTAATGAAGATAGTTCTAGTATTGTAGAAACAATTAAAGAAACTATAGAAACATTACGTACAGAATTAAAAAAATTAACTGGCGTAAAAACATACGAAACGATCAAGGCACGCTTAGAGACATTTGAACGAGAGCAGTTAGCTGAAGATGATACAAGTCAATTAAAGGATTTATTTACCATCCGAAGATTTGACGAAAAGTTTGAAGAGGTATTACCTATAGTAAAACAATTAGTACAAGAGAAAGATACATTCTATAAGCGTATTGAAGAAGCAGCCGCAAATATTGTTACTTTACGTAAAGAGTTAATAAATACTACACCTATATTTGAATTCGCTAGTGAAAATGCTAGATTAGGTTTTAAATTAAGTGAATTTGCATTACGTATTGTGGAGAACGAAGAGTTATCAACATTTGTTAATAAAGTCGGTTCTAAGCTTTGTAAAGAAAGTAAAGTTAATGAATTTGAGCGTGCAATAGTTAAACAAGTACTAGAAAATGCTAAAATCGAAAATACAACACAGAATATTAAAAAAGAGATAAAAGAATCGGTAAGTTTAGAAGCATACTTTGATAGATTTGATTATACTTTTTTAAAGAAGTAATAAGATTTAATTCAAGGTTTTCGTAACTGAATACTACGAAAACCTTGACATTAGTAGAAAAATTTCGTAAACTAGCTACATACGAAAGTTACATGAAGTAAGATGCGAAAAGGCGTAACGTGGCCTTAGTAGATCGTAGCTCAAATAATCGCGTTTATAATATAAAGGAAAATAAAAATCATGGCAAGTACATTAGATGAAATCCGCAAGAAATTAGCTTTATTAGATACAAAAAAATCCTCAACAAATTCATACTCCGACAAAACAACTTATGCTCATTGGAATATTCCGGAAGGAACATCCTCGATCACAAGATTTTTACCAGATGCAAATGAAGACAACACATTCTTCTGGGCCGAAAGACAATTAATTAAATTACCGTTCCCTGGTATTAAAGGACAAGACGAACATAAATCTGTTATTGTGCAGGTACCTTGTATAGAAATGTGGGATGGTAAGATGACATGCCCTGTTCTTAACGAAGTACGCCCATGGTGGAAAGACAAGTCGATGGAAGAAACTGCACGTAAATACTGGTGTAAGCGCACATATTACATGCAAGGATTTGTGAAACAAGATCCTATGAATGAATCAGACCCACCAGAAAATCCAATTCGTAAGTTTATTATGGGTCCTCAGATTTTTGCAATTATTAAAGCAGCATTAATGGATCCAGACATGACATACAGCCCTGTTGATTTTATTAACGGTACTGATTTTATTATTTCTAAAACAAGTAAAGGCGGCTTTTCTGATTATGGCACATCTAAATGGGCACGCAAAGAATCGAGCTTAAATGAAGAGATGCAAGATGCAATTGCTCAATATGGTTTAGTAGATCTTTCTACTTATTTGCCAAAACGTCCTACACCAGAACAATTAGGTATTATTTTCGAAATGTTCCAAGCATCATTAGAAGGTGAGCTGTATGACCCTGCAAAATGGAGCCAACATTATAAACCATACGGGTTTGATTCAAATAATTCTGATGATGCAGACGGTGGCGAAGGCAAACGTTCAGCTAGGCAAACATTTACTCCACAAACATCTGTTATCCAACAAACACCTGTAGTACAAGTACCTGTTACTGATACTGTAGTTGAAGAAGATGACACACCATTTGTAACAGAGACTAAAACTGTAACAGAACCTGCTCCAACAGCAGGTAAATCTCCACAGGAAATTTTAGCAATGTTGCGCAATCGTAAACAATAACAAGTAAATTCTTGTAGCAGATATACACGTTAATCCGTGTATATCTGCACCATTAAATAATTTGTAAGTTAAAATAAGGATAAAACATGGCAAGACCGATAGATATAAGCAAATTTCGTAAAGGTATTACTAAATCCATTCCGGGGATTAGTGCAGGATTTCATGATCCAGATACATGGATATCGACTGGAAATTTTGCCCTGAACTACCTCATATCGAGCGACTTTAATAAAGGTATTCCGTTAGGTAAGGTATCAATGTTTTCGGGACAATCCGGTGCAGGAAAAAGTTATATTGTTTCAGGAAATATTGTTAAAGATGCACAGCGCCAAGGAATTTATTGTATCGTAATGGATACAGAAAATGCACTTGATGAAGCATGGCTGCATGATCTAGGCGTTGATACATCAGAAGATAAATTGTTAAAATTAAATGTATCACAAATTAATGATGCAGCACAAATTATTAATGATTTTGTAAAAGAATATAAACAACAAGCCCCAGAAGATAGACAAAAGATATTATTTGTTATCGATTCTATAGGTATGATGTCTTCTGCAATTGGCGCAGCACAGTTTGAAAAAAATGAAATGAAAGGTGATTTTGGATCAAAACCAAAAGAACTAATGGCACTTGTTAGGAATTGTTTAAATATGTTTGGCGATTTGAACATTGGTTTAGTTTGTACAAATCATAGCTACAGCTCTCAGGACCAATTTTCACCTGACGATAAAATTAGTGGTGGTTCTGGACCAGTTTATGCATCTAGTATTGTTATTGCGATGAAACAGTTAAAGCTAAAAGAAGATGCAGAAGGTAATAAAGTATCAGATGTTCAAGGTATTCGCGCAGCATGTAAAGTAATGAAAACACGGTTTAATAAGCCATTCGAAGATATTGAATTACAAATTCCTTATGACCAGGGAATGAGCCCTTATTCAGGTTTTTTTGATTTAATTGAAAAGAAGAAGCTCATTACACGCGACGGTAATCGATATGTCTATGTTGATTTAAGTGGAGAAGTACATAAATATTTTAGAAAGGAGTGGTCCAGAAATGAGAATGGTATAATGGATTTAGTGATGTCTGAATTTCATGAAAAGAACACTATAATAGAAAAATCTACCGAACTTTCTAATGATACAAATGGTGAATAATATGAATAAATTGTCTACAGTTGTCAACCTGGCTGCTGATCAATTTAATGAAATGCATATTACGAATCGTATGTCAATACATGATATTGCGATCAGATTAGGGGTGAATACCCCCTTACTGATAACACACGTGCGTGATGACCTCAATCTTGATATAATCAAATATAGAAAAACATGGGCAGATACTCTTACTTTAGTAGAGGTCTCGTCATTTAATACTGAAGAATATCTAGAAAAAAATCTACAAGAAACGGCAGTTAGTAGACAACATTGTATTCTTTTCTAATACTGATCAAATACATAATTATTTTAAGGAACCCAACATATGAATCAAAATCACGAATTATTATTAGAGCTTTGGGCAAGGGTTAAAAACCATATTCAACCAAAAGAGCGTTTAGAAGTAGCTGATATCCTTGTTATCGTTTTCGACGAGTTTGGTATGGTCGACGACGAATTATTAGACGAAGATTTAGATAAAGAAATGCGTGCAGCAGCAAGAAGCCATCTTTCAAGCGGCATAGGCGATGACTTCGACCTTGAGGATAGATATGACGACGAGTAAAATGCCCGCTGATGTGTTCGGCGAAGAATTGATATTAATAATTAATTCTAAAGATGCAGCAAAATCGGTAGAAAAGATACAACAATTTCGGGAAGGAATGAAAGACCCCGATATTGGTGCTAGTTATGTAGTATGGATTTCAGAACCAGCTAATCTTACTAGAGTACATAAGGCTATGATTGATGATTTAGAAATCCAGCCACGTGCTATGGCAATTAAGCGAGTATTAATGTCAAGAACACAACGAGCAGTATTGTTAGTTCAGGCTATGGAAACTTCTATAAAAAGAGCACATCAGCTGTGAGTAATACAGTATTTGATTTGTTGCTAAATTCTACGAAAAATACAAATCAAAACCATTACTATTACATAGGTAAATCATGAATAATTGGTATTATAGAGTTACAAGTAATTTAGGCTTATTACCTGATTTTATCGATTATTATGAATCTGAGCTAGAAAAAGCAAGATTTGAATTATCATTAAAAGGTAAAAGCCTTGAAAAACATGCAGCAGAATTGCCTGGATTAGTCGAACAAAGATTTGCACAATTACAGGAAATTGAAGCAGTTTTAGAATATTTAAATATTCAATTAAAGAAAGACAGGGCAGCAGAATTTAAAAAATTCTTAGAAGGGTACAACAAGGCATTAAGTTCACGTGATGCTGAAAAGTATGTTGATGGTGTGTCGTCTATTGTAGACTCGACTGTATTAATTAACGAAGTTGCACTTTTAAGAAACAAGTACTTAGGTATAACAAAAGGCATAGAAGCGAAGAATTTTATGCTTGGACATATATCAAAGTTGCGAATTGCTGGGCTAGATGATGCGAGCGTATAATGAATATAACAAACGAAGAAATAGTTGAACGAGTTATGAGAATGGGTTGTGAACACCGTGCTGGTGTTCCTGTTGATAAACTATGGGATTTATCAACAAAGCAGATAAAAAAATGCAGAACACAGATAACACCCATAATACCTGCATTCTCATTTAACGACTGGAAAACTAGCATAAGGCCGTATGCTTTTATGACAATTA